TTAAGACGTGCCATTACCTACATTGTAAAGGATGGTGATATTTAATGTTAGATTTATCATCCGTAGTAACAGACCCAAGATTCGCGCAAACAATTACTGTAATCAGAAAAACTGGTGGCTGGCAACCCAATGGTGAATTTACAACAATCGAAAACCAATTAGCAATGGCAGGAACTATAAGCATAGCAAATGCAAAACAAATTGAGTTTATACCAGAAAGCGACAAAGTAGGTGGAGAAATAGCAATTCACACTATAGAACCACTTTATAACTCAAGAAATGAAACCAATACACAGCAAGCAGGCTTGTCAGATGAAATAATATGGCACGGTGACCGCTATAAAATATATCAAGTTCATGAATATAGCGATTATGGTTACTATTTTGCTATAGGGCAAAGGAAGGCGAGTGATTAATGGCAGACCAAGTATTGAAATTGCAAGAATTAAAAGACTTCTTTGTTGCTACGACATGCAAAATGCTTAATATAGACCCAACAAAGCCAGAAGGGAAAGGAAAAGTAAGAACAACTTGGCCAGCGGATGGACAGCCCTCATGGAAAATTAATGAGGACGTTATTTTTTTGCGCGTAACTCCGCAAGATGACAAATTAGCTAGAGAATTGAACATTGTTTATTACAAAAATGAATTAGACAATGCTTTTGCAGATAAAAAAACAGGATATACAAGAGTACATAAAGTTAATTGGACTTGTTATGGCCCAAATAGCTATGACAATGCTGATATAATTCGGCACATGATTTTTGACAATGATTTTATGTATGAATTTAAAAAGAAAAACCTTGCTCTTATAACAGATGTTCCAATGCCTACTAGATTGCCAGAGTTATACAACGCTCAATGGTGGGAAAGAACAGACTTTAGCGCAACATTCAACGAAGCAGTTATAAGAGAGAAGAAGACACCTTACATTGTTAGCGCAGATGTAAGACCAATACCAAATAGATAGGAGGAATGTAAATGTCAACTTTATCTTTAAATGATGTAGTAGACGTAACTGTTACAGTAGGCCCAGTTAACCAAGTTAGAACTAATTTCAATCTAGGTTTAATTATAGGGCACTCTACTGTAATAAGTACAACATCTAGAGTAAAAGTATACTCAAAAATGAACGATTTACTTGCAGACCACTGGCTAGGAACCGAGCCAGAGTACTTAGCAGCACAAAAATATTTTTCCCAAAACCCTAGGCCACATAAATTAGCCATAGGAAGATGGGATAAAGACAATGAAACAGCAGTTCAAGCAGTACAAGCTTGCAGAGTTGCCAATACAGAATGGTATTCTTGCGCAGTTTTAGGAGTTGAGAAGGCCGAGGTTATTGCTATTGCTAATTATATAGATTCAGTAGAACCAGCTTCAACTTATTTTTATACAACAGATGATAGTGACGTTAAAAACAATGTGGAAAATAATGTGATGGACACTTTAAAGAAAAATAATATCCATAGAACATTAGGGCAGTATTCTACAACAGAAAATGCAGCTATAGCAATTATGGCTTATGCTATGGGAGCTAATAAACAAACAGATAACTCAGCTTACACACTAGCTTACAAGAAAGAAATAGGAGTTACAGCAGAAAATCTTACTTCAACAGAGGTTACAGCAATTAAAAACCTAAACGGAAATGTTTATATAAACAGAGGAACAGTATATGACCTATTTGAAGATGGTGTTATGGCTGATGGTACTTATTTTGATGAAGTATTAGGTTTAGACATACTTACAAATGGAATACAAACAGCTGTAATGAATGCCTTAACTACAGAACCTAAGATACCACAAACCGATGATGGTATGGATAAGTTATTAAATTATATTACAGCACCATTAGAAAGAGCTAGAAGAATAGGATTTATCGCACCAGGAACATGGACGGCAGCAAGTATTCTTACAGTTCAAACAGGCGATACACTTCCAAGAGGATATAAAATACTAGCTGAATCTATTTCAGACCAATCACAAGAGGATAGAGAAGCTAGAAAAGCACCACCAATATATATTCCTGCAAAATTAGCAGGGGCAATTCAACACGTTAACATTGGCGTGTATGTAAATAGATAGGAGGGATAAAGAATGTATAATGTTTATTCTTTTGAAGATGTAACTTGTTCATTTTCTCACCCAAGCGTTGGTGCGGCTTCAAGTACAGGTGCAGGAGTAGGAACAATTACAGTAAGTATGACACAAGAAAAATCTGTTCATGATTTATCAGCAGACGGAGTTGTAATGATATCTAAAATAGCTGGTAAAAACGGAACTGTAGCTATTGCGCTTCAACAAACAAGTGAACTTCATAAGTTTTTCTTAAAATGGTACAACTACATTGACAATGCAGCAGCTAGCGAATGGGCCAGTATGAATATAACAATAAAATCTAATAATTTAGGCGATTCAACAGTATGCACAGGAGTTTCACCACAAAAATTGGCAGAAAGGCCTTATGCGGCTCAAGGTTCTCACGTAACTTGGACATTAATGTGTGCTGAAATAACTCAAAGTTAGAAAGGGGAATAATTAAATGGACAAACCAGAAATATATAAAAATATAGAGGTTGATGGCCGTAAGTTTAAATTAACTAAAATGGATGCTAGAACAGGTTCATATATGTTATTTAAATTAATGAAGATCATAACGCCTATATTTAAAAATATAAAACAAGATTCTTTAGAAGATGCAAGTATGGAAGATTTAAATTTAACTGAATTGTTTTCATCTTTATTTGATTTACCTAGAGATGAATTTGAGTACATTCAAGATAGTTGTTTAAAAGTTGTATATGAAACATTGAAAGCAGGAGAACAGCCAGTAATTGACAAAACAGGAAACTGGGGAGTAATTGATATTGAATATGATACAAGCTTAGTAATGCAATTAACAATTCAATCTTTAATATTTAATGTTAAGGGTTTTTTCTCAGGAAACCTCTTGGACTCGATAACCAAGAGGTTAATTACATCCCAGCAGAGTTCCAAAATGTAAATGCTTTTTTGTTTGCGCCTGTAATAGCTGGCAAATGGAAACAGCATGAGTTATGGGATAACACTTATACGCTTGACGATTTACTTGATATACATGAAGTTATGCAAATAACAAATGAAAATACAAAACGTTCTATAGAAGCTTCACAAAAGGAGGTGTAAGAATTGGCTTTAGACCTTATAAAAGAATATCTTGTAGGAATAGGATTCAAGGTAGATGATAATTCACTAAAAGATGCAAAATCATCTATGAATCAAGCAGGAGATAATATTAAAAAATTTAATGACGAAAATAAAAAAGGTTTTTCAGAGTCTGGTGATTCGTTGAAAGACCTTTTTACTTTGTTCCAATCATCTAGTGGCACTTTAGCACAATTATTCCCAGAAGCTAGAGGCCCATTTAAAAGCATGATTAGAGATATAACACTACTTAGAAAATTATACTCTGATTTTACCCAAATGGATGCCAAAAAGAAAAAGCCGTCCGAAACTCCTAAAGCTTCAACTAAACAACAAGAAAAGCCGAAGCCACAACAAGCTAAGAGTAACCCAGCAAGTACAGCCTTATCGGTTATACAAGATAATAAATCACTAGCACCTAAAAATCTTATTGATAGTGTACTAGATGCAACAAAAGCAAGCGAAGGATTAGCAAGTAAGGGCGGAAGTGCTTTAAAACTATTTTCCGGTGTTAGCATTGGGGCAATGGCGGCAGCCGCAGCAGGAGTTGTTGCAGTTGTAGTTGCAATTAAAAAACTTGCAGAAGGTATAGCTGACCTAGCTAAACAAGACATTGAAGACGAAAAACTATCTAGGCAGTTATGGACCACAAAAGAAAATGCAAAAGAAGTAAGTAGTGCTTTAAAAACAATGGGCGTATCTATGCAAGATTTATGGCTAAGTCCTACTTTATTAAAGCAATTTAACCAGTTAAGACAGGATAGTGCAGCTTTAAAACTTCCACCAGAATATACACAAAATCTTAAAATTGTTCAAGGTATAGGTTTGGAGTTTTCGAGACTTAGGCAGCTAGGTTCTTTAGCTTTCCAATGGATAGGCAATTATATTCTTAAATATGCAGCTGGTCCATTAAATGATTTTAGACAAGGAATGCAAAGTTTTAATAGTTGGTTAATTAAAAACATTCCAGAGATAGCAAAAGTTATAGGTTCAACAATAGGCGTAATAATTAAAATATTGCTTACAATAGGGCAAGTATTAGGAACTATTATTAGTACAAGTTTAAAAATAAGAGATTTTATATTTGGGTCTATACCA